GTTCTTCTAATATGAACTTTAATACTTAAAGTGTTTTGTAATCTTGTAGAAATGTTAAGCTCTTTTAAAAAAAACTTAACAGCATTTTCATAGTTGTTCTCTACCCAACTAAGTCTTGGTAGAGACACTTGAATTTTTAGTTTTTTCTTTCTCATAACTTTCTCCTTTATGTTTATATAATAATTTATAGTGATTTATAATATATATACAATACTTATCGATATTATGGCTGTTTTCTGGGGTTATTTAAGGATACAGTTTCCCTCTTCATCGACCATTAATATGCGTATCTTGAGTTTCTTCTGGAGGTCTGTTTGTGTGCGTGTGATGAGATATCCTTTGTATTTTCCTGACTTGCGTATGCTTGTTGATTTAACATCAACTAATAATATTTCTCCGTACTCATTAATACCAACGAGATCACAAGGACCTAGGCTTGAGAGATTATCAAAGACATAGTAACCTTGATCCGATAGAAATTTAATTGCTTGGATGTGCGATATGAAACCTTTTTGATGTTTTCTATTCACTTGATTAATATAGCATCAGTGATGATAGGTGTCACGTGGTCCGTGATCCGTGGTTCACCTTACACTACTTACACCTTTTCCGACCCCTTTTAAAAAAAAAAAATTTAAAAACGAAATACTAGTGTAAGGTGTGTCAGGTAGACAAAATAATCGTTTGTTTAAGCCATAAACTACCTTACACTTGTCGAGTTTTAGTAGTGTAAGCCTGACACTAGTAGTGTAAGGTAAAAATATTGATTGGCAGAAAACAGCCATTTTGTTCTTTGCACCACGAGGAAAATAATTTATATGTTGATTTATAAAGAGGGTAGAAATAGTGTATTATGGTTAAAATAATTGATGGAAGAAAATCACGCAAGCTAACACCAATGCAATTACGATTTGTTTATGAGTTTTGTACTAAGACATTAATGGGTTTGCAATCTGCATCTGAGTCTGCGCGCAAAGCAGGATACTCTGACTCTGCAGCTAGAAGATCTGCTTGGGAGTTACAAGATCCAAAGAAATATCCATTGGTTGCTGAGGCCATCTACGATATGAAAAAAGAATTAGCAGATAAGTATTCTGTTAGTATGGATAAGCATGTTGCAAGGTTAGATAATCTTAGTAAAAAAGCTGAAGATGAAAAACATTATGCAGCAGCGATCAATGCTGAGGCTTTAAGAGGTAAGGCTGCAGGATTGTATGATCCAACAATAAGAATGGAGAGTGCTGTTGAGAACTTACCGCGCGATCAACTATTGCAAAAACTAAGTGAACTACAACGCAAAGGAATTCCAATTGTTAATGAAGAGAATGTCATTGAACAAGAAGAGACTAAGCCTGAACCAAAACTAATTGAACAAGAAAAGATTAATGACTAGAAAAGAAATAAATGAACAATATGGTGATCTTAACCTTTTATGTGTAGATGGTATGGACGAAGCTATTATTGGTGTAGCTCAACAGTTTAATACTATGTCTGTGGCTTACAACAGAAATAAATGTATTGAAATTTTAATGAGGTGGGGCGGAACCCATTTAGATGCAGTAGAGTATTTTGAGTTTAATATCATTGGTGCTTACGTAGGAGAGAACACTCCTACTTTTATAGATTTATGACAAAAGTGTTTTTATTGGTTGTTAGTTTATGGGGTTACAATGGTGACACCTGGGTTTATACTGGTAACCAAATGGTTCTTGGAGATCCAATGCCTAAAGAACAATGCGAGGAAATTGTAACTAAGTGGACCAAGTTTGAAATGAATAAATACTTTCGTTTCTCAATTGAGTGTATTCAAGATTTACGTAAGAACATATAATCGCGTATCTGTGCTTTTTAAAAAAATAATCAATTAACAATGATAGAATGAAAGAGTCTTACTTTGTTAAATTAATAAAGAAGAAGCTCACTATTTATGACTGGTTGCGCATTGAGACTACAACTCTTCATGGGTTCCCTGATATGATTGGAGTTGCTCCACGTTTAGATACGATCTTCATTGAGGCTAAAGTTGCAACTGGTAACAAGATCAAGTTGAGCCCACATCAAATAGCAATGAACATTAAACTGTGGAAGGAGACTGGAGGTTGCAATTACATATTGGTTTATCAGCAACACGCGAAGCACCTTCCCCCAGACACGATAAATCTGTATGAGGGAAGGCTTTCGCTAAATCTCTTAGAAAACGGTGTACTCGAACCGCCAACCGCGGAAGGTTGGGATACTATATCTAGATATCTGCANGCGGTTCACGGTTCACGTCCCAAAAAACCTAAGTAATCCGCCAATTATAACGTACGATAACTTTTATTTTCGTACCTTATAATTCGACTTAGCTAATAAACCGCAGAACTCTGGGCTTTTTTCGCGGTTCGCGGTTAAGCGTCTAGTTTATGGCGGATTACTGGGATTATTTATTAAAAACGTTAGGGTACCTGTGAATTATGAGAAAAATGGCTTGTTTCCGCCATTATCTACCACCTCATTTCACCCACGGTAACGCACGGCGAGTAGGCTAAGACCATGTTTCAAATTTTCAGCCATCAATTTTTCATATGAAACACTTTTTTATAGGGTATACCCCTTTTTTTTAGTATAAAGAGGGTAGGAGTCCCAATGGATCAAAAAAATAATAAATTTGAAAAGTATTCGGACGAAGAATTAAGGCTTTTATTAGCAATTGCGATGCAAGATGATGCAGCCAAGGCAAAAGATAGCTTTATGCACTTTGTTAAAATGGTCTGGCCTGAATTTATTGATGGATATCACCACAATGTAATGGCTAAAAAATTTGAAGACATAGCATCTGGCAAGTTAAAGCGATTAATTGTTAATATGCCACCAAGACACACTAAATCAGAATTTGCTTCGTACTTATTTCCAGCTTGGTTGATGGGTAAGAAACCAAAAACAAAGATAATCCAAGCAACTCACACAGCAGAGCTCTCATATAGGTTTGGTAGAAAAATGCGTAACCTTATGGACGACGAAGGATACAAGAAAATATTTAAAGATGTTCGATTACGTGCAGATAGTAAAGCATCGGGACGTTGGGAAACAAATCATGCAGGAGAATATTTTGGAGCTGGTATTGGAGGTGCTATTACTGGACGTGGTGCAGATCTATTGATCATTGATGATCCTCATTCAGAGCAAAGCATCAGTGAAACTAATTTTGATAATGCATTTGAGTGGTATATGTCAGGACCAAGGCAACGTTTACAACCAGGTGGAGCTATAGTTGTCGTAATGACACGTTGGTCGGAGCGCGACTTGACGGGCCGTTTAATAAAACAACAAGCAGAAACTAAAGCGGATCAATGGGAGGTAGTAGAGTTCCCTGCTTTACTTCCAAGTGGTAAACCTATTTGGCCCGAGTATTGGAAACAACAAGAACTAGAGTCTATTAAATCAAACTTACCTGTTATGTCGTGGGAGGCGCAATATCAACAACAACCAACGTCTCAAGAAGGAGCGATTATTAAACGCGAATGGTGGAAGATGTGGGATAAAGAAGATATGCCTCAACTAGTTCATATTATTCAAAGTTATGACACCGCCTTTAGTAAAAAAGAAAAAGCGGATTTCAGTGCTATTAGTACATGGGGAATTTTTAAAGCAGGATATAATCAGGATCAAATTATATTATTAGATTGTATCAAAGAGCGTTGGGAATTTCCTGAATTGAAAAAGATTGCTTTAGAACAGTATGAGTATTGGGAACCAGAAACAATTATTGTTGAAGCTAAAGCAAGTGGCATGCCTTTGATACAAGAACTTAGACAAGTAGGAATTCCTGTGGTAAGTTATTCGCCGTCACGTGGTAACGATAAGTTAACAAGAGTAAATTCTGTGTCTCCTATTTTTGAAGCGGGTCAAGTGTGGGCTCCTGAAGGAAAAAAATTCGCGGAAGAAATGATTGAAGAATGCGCCGCATTTCCTTATGGTGAACATGATGATTTAGTTGATAGTATGACGCAAGCCTTAATGCGTTATCGTCAAGGTAATTTTATTGCGCTGAAGGATGATTATGAAGACCCAATTAAACCTATTTACGAACAACAACCCGAGTATTATTAAATGGTAGCTCAAGCTGCAGTACCTCTAACGGTTATCGCGACACAGATGGGAATATCTGTTCCTGCTGTCATTGATTATTTTAAAGGGCAAAACATAGATCTTTCAGGTTACGGCGCCAATGATTTAGTGGACCTCGAAACATTATTTCCCGAGACTGAATTACAACGAATTAAAGAATACAAAACATACGGAGACAGTTTTTATGATGCGCCTCCCGTGATCGGCGATACGTCTTTAGATAATATTGTCTTACAAGCAAAAAAAGATGATTCGAAAGAAAAGAAAACAACAATAGATCAAGAAGGAAATGTTTTACCTGATCTACCCGATCAAATGCCTGATCCTAATGATGATGGACCAAAGATAGATATTAATTGGAAAAGATTAGCTGAAGTACTAATGGAAGAAGCGGTGGATCAAACAGTCACCAAACTTGAAGATAAGTTTATAGATATTCAAAAGAAAAAAAAGAAAGGTGTTAATTTTGCTCCTGAAAAAACGGATAACGTTACACGGTTACATAAGATGCGATTACAAAATATTATTGATGGTAAGACGGATACATATCCAGGTGGCCCACAAAACGAGCGTATAGTTTTAAATGGTCCCGAAGGATCTAATCTACCTCCTATTGCTATAGGAAATATTAATTTTGAAGATTGGACAAATAAAATTACATTAAGTGATGAAGAAATTTTTAATCAAAA